CCAGTTAGCAGCACTGCTACTAGCAACTGGGTGGTGGCCTGCCGACATCACATTCGACGTGCAAGACCTTGCGACGGTACTACTCTTGGATGAGAAACGACGCGACAAAGGGAAACGATGATCTACGCAGAGGTACAAGTCGTAGGACTCAAGGAGGCTGTCAAGCAACTCAACAGCATTGACAAGTCGGCGCGTCGCAAACTGACTAAGGACTACAAACAAATCGTTGAGCCTGTGTTGACCGAGGCCAAACAGCGCATACCGCTGGGCGCCCCGATTTCAGGCTGGAACAGGTCGTGGACAACCAAATCGGGGCGGCAACTGTTGCCCTGGGACAGCGCCGTTGCAGATGACTACCTGAAGGCAAAGGTAAGCGGCAAGAAACCGCGCGAATACAACGGCATGATGAGCAACCTTGCAGTGTTCAGCGTCGCCTGGGCAGGCGCAATAAACACGATCTACGACCTTGCAGGCCGTACGTCAAAAGGTTCGACACGTGCCGGCGCGAACATGATACGCGGCATTGAGGCACGCAAAGGCAAGGCGTCGCGCGTACTGTGGCCCGCATACCTGGCAAACCAGGAGGAAGTCAGCAAACGCATACAAGACCTGATTGATGACCTGATGCGACAAGTCAGCAGGGCAATCTAATGGCTGTCGTAATACCCATTGTCTCAGAGTTTGACGGCAAAGGATTGTCGCGCGCAATCAAAGAGTTTCAGCAACTTGAGGGCGCTGGCGAAAAAGCACAGTTTGCCCTAAAGAAGGCTGCGATACCGGCAGCCGCCGCGCTCGCGGGCGTCGCCGTTGCAGTGACCGACATGACCAAAGCGGCAATCGAGGATGAAAAGGCGCAACTGCTGCTGGCGCAAGCAATCGAGAAAAACACGCTTGCAGGCAAGGCAGCGGTAGCGGGGGCTGAGGCGTACATCGAGGCGACAATGATGAGCGCCGCAGTTGCCGACGATCAACTACGGCCCGCGCTTGCACAACTGGTGCAAACGACTGGGTCGCTGGAATACAGCCAGACGTTGCTAAACACCGCGCTTGACGTGTCGGCTGCGACCGGCACCGACCTGGCGACCGTTACTGACGCCATGAGCAAGGCAGCCGTAGGCAACATGAAGGCCCTGGGCAACCTCGTGCCAGCCGTACGCGAAACAATCAAAGAAGGCGCATCACTCGATCAGGTAATGCAAATCCTGTCTGCGTCAATGGGCGGCGCAGCAACCATCGCAGCCAACAGCGCTGAAGGTCAAATGAAAAAATTGTCATTGACAATCAGCGAAACCAAAGAGTCAATCGGCGCAGCATTCCTGCCGATACTCGAACGACTGCTGCCAAAACTGCAACAGTTTGCAATGTTCATACAACAAAACACTGGGCTAGTGACCGGGCTGATCATTGCAGTAGGCGCGTTGTCAGCCGCAATCCTTGTCGCCAACGCCGCCATCAAAGTCATAACCGTCGCACAACTGGCGCTCAACTTTGCAATGGCAGCCAACCCAATCGGCCTGGTCATTACAGCTGTGGCATTGCTGGTCGCCGGGTTCTTGCTGCTGGTCAAAACCACAGGCGGAGTCAAAGAGGCGTTTATCGCAATGGGCAACTTCATCATTGGCGTGTTTGAAAACATCGTCAACAGTTTCAACAACATGCTCAACCTAATTATCAAGGGCATCAACATGCTGCCTGGCGTACAAATACCGTTCATACCTAAATTAGAACTGCCACGCATACCAGGCGGCAGCAGTGCCGCTGTCGGCACAGGATCAGGCACAACGTCAGGCCCTGACCTGCTCGAGCGTGCGCTGATGAAACCAACGCTGCCAGAGGTGCCAGCAGTAGTCGTTGCACCAATCAAAGGTGTAGGCGGCGGAGGCGGCACGCGGGGCAAGGCAGGCGGCGGGTTAGGTAAGGGCATGGTCGGCATACTGCCCATTGGCGACGGATTTAGTGGCGGCGGAGGCGGTGGCATTGGCGGCGGCACAGGCAACGAAATGACATTGTTGAACGACACTGGCGGCGTGACCGTCGTTGTCAACGCAGCAATCGCAGAGGCGACGCTCGCTGACAAAATCGTTGACGCATTGACTGACTACAACCGGCGATCAGGGCCGCTACAACTAGCGATTGCCTAATGGCTGCATCAGTCGTACAGTCTGGCAGTTACCTGCTCGAACTTGACACAGGGTTCGACACAAACAGCTTTGAACTTGATGACGCAACGCAGGGCGTACTCGACAACACCGAATACACGCTCGGGCCGAATAACACGTTTGCAGACATAACCGAATACGTCACGAACGTCACCTACAAACGCGGGCGCGAAAAAACCGACTACCAATTCGGTGCAGGCGTCATGCAGTTCACAATGCGCGACGAAACAGGCATACTCGGGCCGTACGACACAACCAGCCCCTACTACGACTCAGCCAGCAACCAACCAGGGCTAGCGCCTATGCGCGCAATACGCCTGTCACGCGACGGCGAATACCTGTTTGTAGGCATCGTCACATCGTATTACTACATGTTTCAAATGGCAGGGCCGAACATGGTCAATGTGCAATGCGCCGACGAGTTCTACAAACTGGCACAAACACAACTTGACGAGCTGAACGTCACAGCGCAAACGTCAGGCGCACGCATAACTACAGTGCTGGCATTGCCAGAAGTCGGCTACAACGGCAGCAGCAACATTGCCACTGGCACAGTCGATCTAGGACATGCAGCCGCCTACACGGTGCCGCAAGGCACCAACACGTTGCTGTACTTGCAACAAATCAACCAGGCAGAGCAGGGCCGGCTGTTTGTGGCGCGTGACGGCGCGATCACGTTCCAAGAGCGCATCGGCAACACGCTTAGCGGCCCTGTCATCAGTTTTACTGACGATGGCACAGGCGCAAAGTACGAGGATTTGCAGGTTGAGTTTGACGCCGACAATGTGGTGAACCGCGCGTACGTCGAAGGCTTAGACGGCGACAACTCGACCGACAGCGACGCTGCCAGCATCGCGCAATACTTTACGCAGTCAGTGTCAATAACGAACAGCCTGCTGCACGAACAAACGCAGATTGACGATCTGGCGACATACCTGCTTGAGCCGCAACCAGCGCCGCGTTACACATCGGTAACAACGTATTTTGGCAGCCTGACATCCGGTCAACGCACTACAACGGCGACCATTGACATTGGTGACACAATCAGCGTGCATAAAGACATACCTGGCTTAGGTAGCGAGGTCGCGGCAGAACTAAGCGTTGAGGGCATCCAGGCCGTTATTGACTTCAACCGGGGCCACACGGTCACGTTCTACACGTCGCCAACAACCATCGTTTACGAGCTGATCCTAGATGACGGCGTGTACGGTGTCATCGACTCGACCAACGTATTGGGTTAGGCTTACCGCATGGGCGTCAACGCACAGACTTCAGTACCAACATTTACGGCAGGCGAGGTATTGACCGCCGCCAACATGAACATAAGCGCGCGCACTGGCGTGCCAGTGTTCGCCGACTCAACTGCACGCGACGCAGCGTTTGGCGGTAGCGGCGAAAAGACTTTGGCTGAGGGCCAGTTGTGTTATTTAGAGGACACAAACAAAGTTCAGTACTACGACGGTGCTGCATGGGCTAACCTTGGAAGCGTGACTAACGTAACCGCATTTACGGCTAGCGGAACATTTACGCCACCCGCAGGCGTTACGTATGCGATCGCGCACATTCGTGCAGGTGGCGGCGGCATCGGTAACGCAAGTAGCGGAACAGGCGGAACAAGTAGCGTCGCATTCGCAGCCGGCACGATTAGCGCTACAGGTGGCACAGCACTGAACGCGGGACAGTCTTTCGCGGTTGGTAACTGCGTTACACCGCCCGCCAACAGCGGACAGGGCGCGGCTTACATTAGAGAAGTCGACGCAGCAGCTAATCGCGTCATAACGAGCAACGCAAGCGTCAACGGCGCGGAAATCGTCGCAGGTGGCGCAGTCACACCCGGCACCGGTATCGCTATTACTGTCGGCGCGGGCGGCGCAGCAGGCACAGGTAACGGCGCCGCAGGCGGCAGCGGCTACGTATGGATTGAGTACCAAGTATGAGCGAACGCACAGTTGCAATCGTTGAACCTAACACCACGCTTGGCGTGGTCGTCAATGTGGAAGTCGTTGCACCAGATTGGTTGAACAACGACCCAGCACACCTAATCGAATACACGCCAGAAAACCCGGCGGCAATCGGGTGGCAAGTAATAAACGGTGTGGTTCAAATACCGCCACCGCCGCCAGACCCAGACGTTGAGTAAATGCGCGTGTTGATTGCGGCCGCAATCCTGCTTGCGTTGGCGGCTTGCGAAACGACACGCACAAACAACGACAAGGGCATAACGCGACCTACGTACTGCATGCCAGTAGATCGATGCTGACATGAGAAACCGCTACACGCCCGAGGAACTGCATGCCCGCATGGTTGCAACCGTTGGCGTACTGCTGGGTGTCGTGTTTGCAGTTACCGTCATCGGGTTCGTGTACGGCCTGCTGTTTGTCAGTCAACCAATGGAACAATCACCTAATGACAAAGAGTTCATCAGTCTTATGGCGACAATCGTGACGTTCTTGTCAGGCACGCTGGCGGGCATTGTGGCGTCAAACGGCATGAAAGACAAACCTAAGTGACAACACAACAAAGCAGACCGTACTTGGTCGGTTCGTACCCGGTCGTAAAACACAGTTTGCCTGGCACAACTCGATGGGCTGAATGCGCCAGCGCGTACTCAGGCGGCGCACTGTGGAACAACGGCACCTGGGTGATGCGTGACGTACGCGGCAAAGAAGGCACGATCAGCAACCATGCTCGCGGCGTTGCAATGGATTTGTCATGGCGTTACATGAAGTCAAGCGGCAAAGGCGTGTCAGACGGTCGCACCAAGGCAATCAAGTTCTTGCAGCAGGCGCTTGACAATTGGCAGGCGCTTGGCATACAGCTGGTCATTGACTATTGGCCTGATGCCAAAGCGTCGGCGTACTACGGTCGCGGCTGGCGTTGCGACCGGGTAGGCACCGGCATACCTAAACCGCACGCATTTGAGGCGTGGCGCAAATACAACACACCGACCGTGCATGGCGCCCCGGGCGGCGACTGGCTGCACATCGAGATAACGCGCGACCTGGCGGAAAACGCCCTGTTGGTTGAACAGGCGTTTGGCAGGGTATTCACCACCGTGTAGCTGCAACCCTGTAGGGTCGCATACAGCTACTACGCATCGGAGGCAGCACGATGAGTTTTATTGGCAAAGCCCTAACTGCGTTCATGGTAGGCGTGTACGGCCTGTTCGTCGTAAACCTGCCAAACCCGCCAAAACCGCCAGAAACGGTCAAAACGACCGTTTACGCCCCTGTCACAAGCGTCAGGATTGCGCCTGCTGCGTCAAATACGCCGACCCCTACCACCACCACCCCCCTGCCGGCAGCGGGCAACTGTGAGGCGTACGTCGCGATGGCGTATCACGTCGGCTGGCCTGTCGAGGCGCTCAACACCCTGGCGTTGGCAATGAGCCTGGAGTCAGGTTGCGACCCACAGGCTGTGGGTGACGCTGGGGACAGCATCGGCCTACTGCAGATCAACTGCCCCACGTGGGCGACACCTAACAGCAACTGGCCTGTCGGCTGGATGCAGCACTATGGCTGGGGCGATTGCAACGATTTGTACGACCCGATTGTCAACCTGACGGTCGGCCTGGCAATCTACGAGGGCTGGACAGGCTCAACACCCGGCTGGCAACACTGGCACGCGCTGCCATGAAACGTGTAGCGATACTTTGTGTCACCCTGTTGGTATTGTGCGTGCTCACAATGACGGTGGGCAGCCGATGACAGGCAAATGGGCAGACTTCGATCAACTGGTGTTCGACATCAGCGACCTGCTTGACAACGAACACAACCACACCAAGGCCCGCCTGATCATGCGCGCACTGTCGTACATTTACTGGCAAAAAACCGTGATTGAGGAACTAAAAGCAGAGATTGCAACCCAGGAGGCGCGACTCCGTGCGAGCTGACGCCGTACACATTGACATAACCGACCCGGTACTACACGGCTGCCAAAACCTTGCTGAACGACGCATTGAGCGCTACGGCAGACAACACCGCAACTATGGCACACGCCTAAACAGCGAACGTATAAAACGCATCAATCGCATAGGAGTGATTGCTGAGTACGCGGTAGCGCACTACCTGCAACGGCCCTGGTCATGGCGTTGCGACTACACGCCGACCAGCAAAGATCGTGACCTACCTGACATCGAGGTACGCGGCACGGACTACGCCAACGGACACCTGCTGACACACGACGATGACTGGCCCAGCAAGTTTGTACTTGTCACGTTGGCAATCACTGGGCATCGCCAGGTGACATGCTCGCTGCAAGGCTGGCTGCCGCTACACGAATGCAACCGGGCTGAACATTGGAACACTTCACTGCCGCACCCCTGCTACGCCACACCACAAACCGCACTACACCCCATAGGCACATTGACTAGCGACTACAACTGAAGGGCAGCACATGAGTTGGGATTTGAAAGATTACGTCGACGTACCAGCGCGACTAAAAATGCTGGCAGACAAATACCCTGACGTACGCATCGTCGAGCATGAGCCGCGCATCATTGCGTTGGGCGACCGAGTGTACCTGCAGGTAAAGGTGCAGGCATGGCGCACACCAGACGATCAACACCCAGCGATCGCATACTGCTGGGAGCCGTACCCAGGCGACACGCCGTACACGCGCGACAGCGAGCAGATGAACGCTGCAACATCGGCGCTCGGTCGACTGTGCGCAATCATGTTGCCAGGTGCGTTCGCAAAGCAAGCGTCAGCAAACGAGGTGCTGCACCGTGCCGGCCCGCCACGCAAACCTGCGATACCTGCAGTCGGTGGCCCTGACCCTTGGGAGACGCAGCAGGAACACGACGCACAAGTCAGCGCCATCGTCGAGCGCGAACAGGCCGCACGCAAACAGGCGTCAGCCAGTAGCCCGGCAACGCAACCACAGAAAAAGATGCTTGCAGCAACGGCAAAACGCAAGGGCTTGACAGTGGCAGAGGACTTGCGTATATTCTGCTCGGACACGCTCAAGCGCGATCTGGTCAGCGCCAAGGACTTGACGAAAGGGGAGGCATCAACCGTGATTGATGCGTTGATGCAACTGCCAGACAAACAGTAAGCCAGTCTCACTGGTGCGTCACAGCCGCGCGACTGTGTGTAGGTGCAAATCCTCGGCGGCTAATCACCGTCAGTTAGGCCGTCAGACAGCCGAAGGTAAACGCTGTGCGCAGACAGGTGCAGCGTCAGTGTCAACCGTGCTGCACAAACGGTGGGGTGGTGCCCGGGGGCGCTGTGCCCAAGTAACATCGAGGAGGCAGCAATGAAACTCAAGTTCACCTACACGCCGACGATCTACATAGGCACGTGCGCCAAATGCGGCGAGACACACCTGGCAGAAAAATTCGGTGACGCCATCATCGACGGTCAACCAGTGTGCGCGGCCTGCCAACACAAACCGCGAGCAACCGAGCAACGCGAGGGCGCTAGCACAACTGAGCGCAGCGAAGGCGTGAGCAATGCCAACACGCACAAGTAAACCTGCCTACCGGCGCGCACGTGCAGAACTACTGCGCGACAACCCTCCCTGCCACTGGTGCAAGAAACGCAAAGCAACACAAGCAGATCACCTGCAAGAGCATGACGCAGGCGGCAGCGATGACATCACAAACCTCGTACCGGCCTGCAGCGTCTGCAACGGCACGCGCGGCGCTCGATACGGCAACGCCAAGCGCACCGCCCAGGCACGCAAACGCAAACAGCAACCCCCAGTTCGTTTGGATTTGAAAACGAGTCGCCCCCGACGCCCATGCAACTCTGTCTCGCCCAAGAAACAGCCAAAGTCAAAACGAATTAGTCATGACCTGCCGCGATTGGAGACGATCGTGTCTGATGTTGCCGGGTCGTACGGCAGCGATGTTGTGAAGTGGGCTGCTGAGTATTTGCACGTTGAGTTGATGCCCTGGCAGCAACACGTTTTGCAGCAGCAACTGAGTTATGACAAAGAAGGTCGTTGGTGCAACCGCACTGCATTGATGTCCACGGCGCGGCAACAGGGCAAGAGCGTGTGCATTGCGGCAACTGTCGGTTGGCTGTTGACCGAGTACGCGCAGATCATAAAACGACCTGTCAAAATTGTGACGTTCGCGCATCGTCTTGACATTGCCGTTTCGCTATTTCAAGATTTGGCGCCAGTGCTTGAGTCTAAATTTGGTGCTACGCCTACGTGGTCGTACGGTCGCACCGAGGTGACATTGAAGGGCAGCAAGTGGATGGTGAAAGCCGCGCGACCGTCAGCGCCGCACGGCCTGGCGGGTGTTGACGTGCTGATTGGCGATGAGCTGTGGGGCGTTGACAGCGACACGCTCGACATCGGGTTTATGCCGACGCAACGTGCAGTGCCTAACCCGCTTGCCGTGTTCTACTCGACTGCCGGCACCGAGCAATCCGTTGCAATGTTGCGTTGGCGTGAGCAGGGCATACGCGCAATCGACACAGGTGATGACGTTGGTATTTACTTTGCTGAATGGTCGCCGCCGCCTGATCTTGACCCGATGACGCCTGAGGCGTGGGCGTACGCAAACCCGGCGCTCGGTCACACCATCACGGTGCAATCATTGGAGGCTGAGGCGCACGCACCTAACCGCGCTGCATTCTTGCGCTCGAGCGTCAACCTGTGGATACAGACTGATCAGTCGTGGCTGCCGCCCGGCCTGTTCCAAGAGCTGCGGGCAGACTCGCCGCCGCTACCAGGCGGAGTCATGGCTGTTGAGGTCAGCATGGATGACGGCAGGTACGTGGGCGTACGTTGCAACACGAACGCCCAGGGTCAACTGACTGCGACCGTTGCGTTTATGGTCGACACAATCGCCGCCTGCTGGCAGGCAATTGACGCACAACTACAGGTCAACCCGCAACTGATCCTGGCAATCACGCCAACCCTTGACGTGTCATGCCCTACGCCGTTGCAACACAAACGCATCGTTGTCGGCTACCAAGAAATTTGCCGGTGGACTGCCACTGTCAGACAAATGCTGAACGAAAAACAACTGCATCACACAGGCGAGACAATGCTGGCTGAGCATGTCGGTCGTGCCGTAGCAGTACGCACCACCGGCGCAATCGCGCTGTCCTCAACCAAGTCGCCCGGGCCAATTGAGTTGGCGCGCTGCCTGGTGTGGGCGGCAGGTATCAGCAGCCGCCCAGCGCCAGCCGTGCGACGCGCGGTACTTGGCACCGCTAAGCCACGTCGAGTGGCGTAACATTCAAGGCATGGCACTATTCGGCAAAAAAGACCAGACACCTGTAGTCAAAGCCGCGGCAGGCGCAGCAGGCAATCCGCTTGTCGGCAACTTCATCAACTACACAGCGGGTGCCGATCGCACGATTGCGTTGCGCAATCCGACAATCAGCCGCGCACGCGACCTGATTTGCGGCATGATCGGCTGCCTGGAGATCGAGCAATACGGTCGGCAGTGGGATGGCGAGGAATACGAATACATTGACTTGCCGCCTGACAGTTGGTTTCAAAACCCTGACCCAAACGTCACGCGCAATTTCATCATGTCGTTCACTGCCGATGACCTGATGTTCTACGGTCGCGCATTCTGGATTGTCACGCAACGCAACGCCGCAGGATTTCCTAGCGCGTTTACCTGGGTGCCAGCCGCAGACGTAGTCACCTGGGATCAGGCCGGGCCGCAATGGTGGGGGCCGTCATCGCAGATTTATTTCCAGGGCATACAACTAGAGACACAGGATGTCGTGCAGTTCCTGTCACCGATACCTGCGTTGTTGTTCACTGGCGGTCGCGCGATCAACACTGCGTCACGCCTGGACATGGCAGCAGAACGATTTGCGACAATGGAGGTGCCAGCCGGCTACCTAAAACAGACAGGCGGCGAGCCGATGAGTGGGCAAGAATTGACCGACCTCGCTGCCGCATGGTCTGAGGCACGACTGACTGCGAGCGTTGCAGCGTTGAACGAATACGTTGAGTGGCGCGAGTCAAGCATTGACCCGAGCAAACTTGAACTGGTCAGCGCGCGCACCTACCAGGCGCTCGAGCTTGCGCGCGTGGCAAACATACCGCCGTACCTTGTCGGCGCACCGGCAGGATCAGGCATGACATATCAAAACGCGCAACAGGCACGCCAAGACCTGTACCTTTTCGGCGCCAAACCGTACATCGATTGCATCGAGCAAACATTGTCGCTAAACAGCGTCACGCCGCGAGGCCGCTACATTTCACTGGACGTCCGTTCCTACCTTGAGGAGAACGGCGTGTCAACCCAGTCGGGCGGGCTGCCCTCGCCGGCTGGGTCTGGCACGTCGGTGACGCCTGGTACGCCAATTGCTGATTGAACATGCCGTCGTTTAGACCGACGCAAGAAATGGCAGAGGAGGCCAGGCGCGGTTTGGAATGGCGACGCACCTACAACCGGGGCGGCACGCTCGTAGGTGTTGCGCGCGCCCGCAGCATCAGCAACCGTCAAATGTTGCCGATGGAGACAATCAACCGCATGGTGTCATTCTTGGCGCGGCACGAGGTTGACAAACAGGGTGAAGGCTTTAGCCCCGGCGAGCCTGGCTACCCCAGCGCAGGTCGAATCGCCTGGGCGCTGTGGGGCGGCGACCCTGCACAGACGTGGGCCAACGCAATCGTCAAGCGCGTCAATGACACCACTGCACGCAAGGCAAACGCCTACGCTGGAGACATGATCTACCTGACCAGCAGCAAAGTGCAACTCGCAGCAATGGGCGACGACGACGATGACGAAACAAAGGCAGCCGCGCCGCGCACCATCGAGGGCGTTGCAGTGCCGTACAACACCGTTGCAACAGTGACAGGCGGCGAGAAGGTGCTGTTTTTGCCGGGCAGCCTGCCGACAGACGGCAAAGCGCCGCGCCTGCTTGAAAACCACGATGGCAGCAGGATCATCGGTGTAGTCACGGCCCGCATGGATGACGATGAAGAAATGCGCTACACGGCACGCATCAGCGCAACCAAAGCCGGCGACGACGTGATTGAGCTGATCAAAGATGGCGCGCTCGACAGCGTAAGCATCGGCGTCGACCCGGTAGACGCTGAGTACAACGACGCAGGCGTCTTGGTCGTGTCAAAAGCCAATTGGCGTGAGCTGTCAATCGTCGCTGAACCTGCGTTTGCGGATGCCACCATTGACAGCATCGCAGCCGCTAAGGTAAGCACAACGGAAACGGAGACCACAACCATGACCGACAACATCACACCACAGGAAAAACCAGCCGAGGCGCCAAAGGCGCCGATCTGGGCTGAGGCACGCAAAGCACCATCACGCCTACCGTCGATGAGCGAATGGGTTTCTGCGTACGTGCAAGGCGGCGAGAAGTTCGCCGCAATGAACCGCATGATTGCCGACCATCAAGCGGTGCACAACCCGATTGAGGCCGCCGCAGGCGACATCGCAACGACCGACACGCCTGGCCTCTTGCCGGTTCCTGTCGTCGGCCCGGTGTTCAACAACATCAACTACATCCGCCCGGTCGTCAGCAACATCGGTGCGCGTGCAATGCCATTGGGTAGCGGCAAGACGTTCAACCGCCCAGAAATCACCACGCACACCTCGGTCGCACAACAGGCGAATGAACTTGCAACCTTGTCGTCAACGACGTTGGTGGTGTCCAGCAACATCGTCACGCGCCTCACGTTTGGCGGCACGGTGCTGGTGTCCGAACAGGACGTTGACTGGACTGACCCAGCAGCGGTCGACATCATCCTGCAAGACCTCGCAGGCCAGTACGCCGACGCAACCGACAACTACGCAGCAGATCAACTGCTGTCAAACACGTCGCAATCAATTGGGCCACAGGACTGGACAGACCCGGAGGAAGTGATCGCGGGTATCTACCAGGCGGCACGCACCATTTCGCTGACCTCAAACGTGTTGCCCACGCACATGTTCGTCGATCCGTACCGTTGGACGGCACTCGGCAGTTTGAGTGACAGCACTGGTCGTCCGTTGTTCCCAAGCGTTGCACCATACAACGCATTCGGTCAACAGACCGCAACGACTTGGAACGGCAACCCGCTTGGGTTGACGCTGGTGGTTGACAAGAACTTTGCACAAGACACGTGCATCGTCGGAACGGCGGCAGGCGTATTCGCGGGATACGAAATCTACGAGAACCAGCGCGGACTTGTCGCCATCGACAAGCCCGAAGTGCTGGGCCGTCAAATTTCATTCCGGGGCTACTTCGCCACGTTGATGATCGACGCGACGAAGTTTGTCAAAATCACCTGACCTGTAGAAAGGCGGCCCAATGGCCACCTACACAACTACACAGGCACAAATCACCGACAACGTAGGCGTCATAAAGACGCTGACCGCAACACAGGTCGAGGTCGGTCTAAGCGTCACGTTGTCAGCATTTGCGTCACCGTTCACCGCGCTAAACAGCACGTTCACCATCACTGCAATACCGCAACACCTGTTCTTGGGTGTCGACGATGACGGCGACTACCTATACGACTACGACATCCCGATACAAAACCAGATTGCGTTTGCAGTCACCGCAGCAGACCAAGACCGCGCCGCGGCAACCGCAACCGTCACGTTCACACCCACCTGCAGCTGGGTCACGATTGCTGATGTTGAGGATTGGCTCGGGTTTACCGTGACAAATCCGTCAAGCGATTACGACCTGTTGACACTCGCGGTCGGTGCCGGCAACCAGTTTGCCTGGCGTCGCCGCCAAGAGGCCGGCTACTTCGACAGCCTCACGACCGTACCGTCTAGCGACGTAAAACTAGGCACGGTCATGTACGCCGGCTACCTGTACCGCATGCGCGGCAGCGCCACAGAGTCATACGCCGCGTACGACCCGCTTGCAACGTCAGGGCCAATAGGTGGTTCGTTCGTTGAGGTGTTGCGCCTGTTAGGTATCAACCGCCCACAGGTTGCCTGATGGCAAACGACTTGAAGGCGGGCTACAACGACCTGATCGCGCTGCTGGAGGCAATTACAAACCTCCCGGTTGTCTCCAGCAGCGACCCCAGAAACATCAACCCGCCGTGCGTGCTGGTTGATGCGCCATCGTTCCTAATGCACACCAACACCATTCCTGAAATGCAGTTCAACATAAAAATTATGGCAATCGGCCCGGGCGACCGTAAAACACTCGACAAACTGCTAGACCTGGCAGACCTGATACGCGCAGCCAACCTGGGTTTGCAGTCAGGCAGGCCCACAGTCGTACAGATCGGCGCGCAGGACTTCGCCGCATACGAGCTAACGCTGTCCACTAAGGTTGTGCCATGACCAGGCTGCTAGTCATCACCGACAAGCTAAACAACGCGCGCAAGGGCGACGTAATAGACGTTGCAGACTCCAGCAACGTCGAATACCTGATCAACTCGGGGCAGTGCCTGCCGGTTGACGAACAGCCGCAAACGGTTGTCACCAAAGTCAAAGACGCAGCCACTAAGGTTGGTCGCAGGAAACGGAAGGACTAAACATGGCAACCACAGTTCTTAGCAACCCAGTTGTGTCAGTCGGCGCCAGCAGCCCAGGCACCGCGTTGACCGTGCAAGTCGTGAGCGCCGTAGTCAACACGTCGCAAGATCAGCTTGAGTCAACCGCATTTGGTCAAACCAACCGCACCTACGTAGGCGGCTTGACCAACGTATCAATCACGCTGACCCTGCTGATGGATTACAGCGCAAGCTCGACATACGCGCTGCTCAACAGCCTCGTCGGTGCGGCAGCAACCTACGTCGCCGTCAAAGCCACGACCGACGGCATCAGCGCCACAAACCCAGAGTTCCAGTTGACCAACGGCTACCTTGCGTCAATGGATGTGGTCAACGCGCAACTTGGCGAACTACAGCAGGTTGAGGTCGTGTTCAACGGCGGCAGCCTGGTCAAGGATGTGACACCGTAACATCGATCAACTAGGAGGGCAGCATGAAACTCACGTTTATTGTCACGTACCTGACACCAGCAGGCAAAGAACAGCGCGACACCATTGAGATACAGTTAGCAGACTTCGCTGCGTGGGAACGTGAGACTGGGCGACGTGTGCAAGACCTGCAGACCGGCATGGGCATAAACGACATGGGCTACCTGTGCTGGCATCGGTTGCACAAATCGCAACGCGAGTCGCGCGACTACAAAACGTGGCTTGAGTCCGTGCAACAGTTTGAGGCCGAGGCGGTAGAACCGGCAAACCCTACGGAACAGGCACCGTCAGACGCCAGTTAGCAGCACTGCTACTGGCAACCGGGTGGTGGCCTGCCGACATCACATTCGACGTGCAAGACCTCGCGACGGTACTACTCTTGGATGAGAAACGACGCGACAAAGGGAAACGATGATCTACGCAGAGGTACAAGTCGTAGGACTCAAGGAGGCTGTCAAG